GCAATTGACGTGCTACGCTGAGACACCCATTGCTAACGAACCTTTCTTGTCTTGCATCAAAGATCACTACAGCCCTGCTATCTGTTCTGACCTCGACCCGCGTCTGGAAGGTACGGACATGTCTGTCCACCAAATGTTGTTGCGAACGGCTAAGAAAACTGCCGGTGTCCACGTCAAGTTCGACGACACCATCCTTGGCCACGTCTTTGATTACCAGAAGCAGCGCATGCGTGAGATCGTCCCACCTACTGAGCCCGTTGTATTCAAGACTGAACAAGTTATCAATGGCTGTGACAAACACACTCACTTTGGTGGCTTGGACATGACAACAAGTGCTGGCTTCAATTGTGCCCAAACGTTCCCAGCTTCAACCAAGAGCAACTTCTTTGTCCGTGATGAAACGACCTTGCTGTGGGACATTGATCGTTCGACACGCCATGGACAGCAGCTTGGCGTCCGGTGGGACAACAACCTCATAGATGCTGAGTCAGGTATAGTTCCCGATTCGATGTGGGATGTGAACATCAAACAAGAGATCCTGCCGAATCTCAAGAATGAATGTTTTAAATCTCGCGTTGTTTGGGTCCTGCCGGTCGAAGACACTATGTTGCATCGTGCATACTTTGGCTCGTTTGTCTCTGCGTACATTGGTGACCACGGCAACCATAATTCAGGTGTTGGAATGAACCCATACAGCTCACAGTGGGACCACGTCATTAGTCGCATGAAGTCTGTCAACACACACGGATGGGATGGAGACTATGAGGGTTTCGAAACCATCGCAAACGGTCAAATGTTCGACCTCTTTGTTCGAAAGGTTAACTACTGGTATGAATTTCATTCCACCAGGAGTGATTCTTTCGATAAGGACAATCTCATCCGAGCAGCCATCAGCAAGATGATGAGCGACGGGCAATTCCGAGCAAATCCTTTCTTTTACCTCAATCCTGGGATGCTTGCAAGTGGTGGCTATTTGACGACGATTTTTAACACAGAGCTTAATGAGACTTTACTCGCTTATTCGTTCTTTGCACAGTTTGGAGATCTGCATTGGCATGGGTCCCCGCCAACACCTGAACAAGTTGAGGAATGCTGGGATGTGTTCGATACTTCAGTCAAAGCATTGCTATATGGTGATGATATCGCCGCTGCTTGTGGGCCCAAAGCGTCTTTCTTCACTCAACTCTCTCATCATAACCAAATGGCAAAGTGTGGCGTCAATTTCACCCCTTCCACTAAGGGTGATGTGTGCTCGCATGAATTGAAGCCTGTGGAAGAATTGACTTTCATTGGGAACACAACGACAGTCCACCACTTTGACTTCTCCCCAAACCGCCAGTACTGGGCTACCCCGAACCCCAAGAGCCTGCTCAAGCCCATCACGTTTTTCAAACCCGGTTTAGACCCCAACCAATCCTTCATTGTAGCCTGCAATGACGCAATTCGGCGCAATTTCCCTTCAGCTGGGCGGGAAGGCTTCGACGCTTTCTCTCAGACTGTGGTCACTGCTTGCCATCGTGTTGGGATAGTTTTAGTACCTTACACATGGGAGGAATGTGTCCAGAAGATGCGACCCGATTCTGACTTTGAGAACTTTTACAACGAATATACGGATGCTGGAGTCGATGAAATCTATTCACTCAGTGACCGGTCTTTCCTCGTTGGACGTGAGTGGCCGACTTCCCGTGAAGATGAAGCTTGTGGCCAGATGGACGCAGGAGGAGAAGAGGCTTCCCTCATCTCCCTGGCGACAGCCGCTCCTTCTGCCACCCTTGGCCTGCTCAACACTGGGCCAGAAGAGGCAGTCAAGACCATTCTTGTCACTGATCTTTGCAAGAGGCCTGGCTGGGTTCCCACTGCGGTCATGGACCAGCTTTCCACTCAAGGCGTCACCAACACAACATTGTTTAAGTCCAGTCACGGTTTCATGTCCTATTTCAGTCGTGCTTATCGCTGCTGGTCAGGTGGGCTCAAGCTCGATAGTTTGAACCCCTTGTATCGCATGACGATGACCTGCTCCCACGAGAACAAGCAAACAGTGGTTTCCCGGCTCTTCCCCGCTCCTGGAGAAGTCGCAGACCCTGGTTACCTCCCGCAGAATGGTTACCTCCCGTTTGTTTCACGCGGAAACAGAGTGGGCCACTGTTCTGCTATTGTTCCTTACAAGACTGAGTTTGATTTCACCCTGATTCCCCACTACGAGATCGTCCAGCCGTTTACGGACGGGATGTTCTATGCAACGGCCATCGTGGGTCTTCAGATGGATGCTGACGAGTTTGGAGGCTATCGTACTGGGGTTATTGTAAGTGGGTCTGACTCTTTCCGATTGAGCTACCTGTACAATGTCCCTCTTTTGACGGTCACAGGCACTGTTTTCAACCACCTTGACCGCGATTATGCCACAGTCCCGACCACCCTGCGGATCGAGCACGGTGCCCTTGGAATTGCCTTTCCGCTCAGCTTCTCCTCACTTGCTCGCTTGGTCAACGTTGCCCCTTACACGCTTGGAACTTTGCTAGTCACCCCTACCACAACCGCAGTGTTCAACAACGTTGGTGCCATGAACATCCCTTCGATATACTTGACTGATATTGAGCTGAGAAGCATGGGTGTTCCAATCCAAGCTGGTCAAGCCCGGTTTTACGATGGTAGCACACTTGTTTGCACAGCCAATTGCGCGCAGACAGCTGTGATTGGCGTGAACCAGCTCAAGTTTGTCGCCAACCCCACGTCTGAAGACTTGACTTGGGTGGACTACCCGGCATTTACACCCAACCCCGTCAACATGCGTGAAATCGTCTACCCCTCCGGCAAAGCGGTCACCGTCTCCGACTTCTTCACAGCCACCACCCCGATTCTGGACAACATTGACTTACCTTACAAGTTGGGCTTGCCTTTTGGGACTTTGCTCGTACCTGATTCCGCTCTCAACAACACTTTGCCTTTCAAGTGTTTCAGTCTCAACCCCACCCTCTATCCGGCTCTGCCCACGGACATCTATTATCGTGAGTTCACTCGTGATGGCAACGCGTTTTTCGACGTTGCCCCTATCATGGATGAATTTAAGATGGTTATGCGGTCTGAAGCAGAAGGTCAGATGGACCAGGGCGTTGGGATTGACGAGAAAGTCGAGTCGGCTGCTAGTGAACATGTCCAAGCCTATCGCGGGGGAATTGGAGATTACGATCAGACTTTTGTTGACCTGGCCAGTCGACCCCAGATCATCACGCGCGTCCGCTGGACTACGGCACACTCTGTTGGTGAACAGCTCTTGCAACTCAATCTCCCGACTCATTGTTTGGTTTCTCAAACAATAGCTGCACCTTTCAATACGTTTCGCTATTCCAGTTTTGAGTCCATCAAGATTCGTGTGACCATGCAGTCCAATCGCTTCCAACAGGGTATGTTGTGCTTGTACTCAGTTCCCATGAGTGATCCCAGCGAGGTTGCCCGAACCCACGGCACCTCCCTGACATCACAGACATGTGTCCCGGATTTCATCCTCTTCCAGGCAGGTGACAATAAAACAGTTGAACTTGACATCCCATGGATTTATCCGACTCGGAGCTTCGATTCAGACCGGGTTGAAATAGACCCTTTGGTTGCTCTTGTGCAATTAAGTGTCTTTTCGGTCCTGCGTGTCGGTCCCGAGGCTGTGATTGATTATGTCGACCTCACCTTTTCCTGTTCCATTGTCGGTGCACGGTTCTCTGTCCCAAGGGTTGATGTCGGTGCCCCCCCTGTCTTTGAACACCTTGCCATCAAGCGGCGCATTTCTCGTATCCAGCCAGTTCGCATGGCGGTACATGACAAGAAAGATCGCACGCGTGCCCTGGACTATCAGCGCGCCTATGGTCAGATGTTCTCAGCTGTCCTGAGCTCACTAGCTTCGAAGGCTGTCGACTTCGGCACTAACGCGCTTGGCCAGGCCGTTAAAGGGTTGATGAACGACAAACCGAACGACTATGCTAACCCCACCCCGGTGCGCACTGTCTACGAACCTTCCTTTGCAGCCGTTGAGGGTGTCACATACGCAGCAGTTCTTGATGAATCCATCGGTTCTCAGTATCTGGCCTATGCCCCACCTATCACTCCTGGAGAGTTGGATTTCGCGGATCTTTGTGCCCGATTCAGCTATCACAGCCGCTTCACGCTCACGACAGGCGGGCTTAATGAGGATGTTCTTTTTGTCACTGAACTCTCACCCACTGCCGAAGTCACCGAGCAGGCCCCTCTGGCTACCTTCCAGCCCACGCTACAGTGTTTCCTTTCACTCGCCGCCACTTTTTGGTCATGTGACGAAATCGTCTACAGGATCACTATGGTTGGCGCGACGGGACACTCTGTTCGTTTGGCTTTCCTTTCCAACTATGGGAACTTCCAAGTTCCTGAAGTCGAGACTTACTCCCAGTTTGTCCAATTCTGCGATTTTTCGCGTGAATCAGACACTGTGGAGGTCCGTGTCCCCTGGCGAACACCCCGGCGCAAGCTCCGTGTTTCCAAGGGATATGATCTCGACCGATCGCGTTATGCATATGGCTCCATGTATACCCGACTCGTTGGCTCTCTCCAGAGCACAGAAGTTCTCGCCTCTAGTGTCGAGTTCATCGTGTTCGTCTCCTTCCGTGGTATGAAGTTGGATGACTTTTCTACAGGTCCTATCGACTTCACACCACAATTGTAACATATTCTTTACACACCATTTATTTTATTCATAACCATATCATATCTTATTCTGCGTTATACGGACAGTGTTTCTTTTTCTTCGCTCCGGCGTTGCGTCCATGGCTTTTGCCTCTAATTTAAATCATATATATAAATGTTGAGTCTTGAACTCAG